ATGGTAAGCTGTTTTTTTCTCTGTCCTGACACCGATTGTTCACGTATCAATTTATCTTTTCACTGAAAGGAGAATTTTACCTATGAAAAAAATACGTAAATAGCGCGAAATAGTTCTATAAGTTCGCCTAAACACAGTAAATTAAGAAAATATCAGCCGGGGTTTCACCCAAATGTTTTCTGGAAAATATCCCCCGGAGAATTTTCAAAGACCGGGGCGATGCAGGGAGGGGGTGTGATTTTTGAGACCCCCCTCTATATCTTTCGCTCCGATTAAGCCACCTCTGTGGTATTTGGATCTGTATTCTTTTGATTTCTGTACACTTTTTTGTAAATATTAAGAAAATCGTTATCAATGATTTCATCAATAACTCTTTCGTGTTCTTCATCGAACTCTTTTTCTGACATATCATCAGAATAATGGGTAAGTCTATCTATCTTTCCGCATGTATTGTAACCATTTCGGTTATCAAACAGCATCCAAAGAGCAAACTGCTCAAATGGATCATACGGATTGTCAAATGTCGTTAATCTACAATCACTCATTAAGCTGTTGCTCCTTTCAAATATTTAGAAACTGTTGATGTAGAAACACCAAGTTTGTCTGCAATCTGTTGAATTGTATAAGAAGAAGACATCGCTTTGATACGATTTGCTGTAGCTGCGCTGATAGAAGCAGATGATTTAGGCATTGCTCTCTGGCGAAGTGAATCAGGATCACAGTTTTGAAGGATTGATTTCAATTTGTTCTCACTGATTGCACCTGCCTGAATGGCTTCCCATTCTTTGTCAGTTATCTGGATATTTCTCTCTTTTCTGGAGATAGAACCCACTTCTTCTCTAGCTTTACTCAACGCTCTCTGCGAATCCTTCTTAATTTCTTTAGTCTTCAATTTAACACCAGCTTCCTCAGCTTCTTTCTTTTTGGCATTGATAGTGGCTGCAGCCATACGATTGGCAGTCCTCTCACGTACCGTATTAAGTTGTGCTTTATGAAGCTTTTGCTCAAGACTATTGACCTCTGTCTGATACTTAGCCTTAGCTTCCTTGCTATAAGCTATCTTACCGGTCTTACTAATTTCAACACGTGCCTGATTGGCAAGCGATTTCATGGTATTGGCATAGTCAGCGTAGACCAGTTCCATGGGGTGTCTATACTCAGATACTAGGGTCATGGCGTCATCGGTTTCTGCCATATTAGTGCTCTTCTGAGTACGAACTTTCTGTACTTCAACGATTTCGCCAGTTCGTTTATCCACTTTAGTAGTGGTGTAGTCCGCGTCATCTGCTCTTCTGTACAGTAATGCACCTTCTGGTCTTGACGGATCATAATCTGGCTTGCCTTTCAGATTAACATGGGGCTGTCCCTGTCTCTTATCAACATCCACTTCTCCTTTAGCTCTGGAAATAAGAGTAGATGCTCCGCCAAATCTCAGATGGCCGGTCGAATCATAGTGTGCCTGGTATTCTTTTTTCAAAGCTGGAATATTGTTATCTATCTCACTCTGTTTATAGTCCAGATGATGTTTCTCCGCGTCGATAACAACCATTGAATGGCGAACCGCTCTTGCCATCTTATTATCATCTGCTCCAGCAAGGGTCATGTCTGTGATAAGATTACTGATTTTACCCATTTCAGTATCGGTCTTTTTCAAAAGCTGATACTCATGCCCACCACGATAGTAATGTTCTTTTCCTTCGTTATCGACTCTTTTCTCTCCACCGTACTCCATTTTGGGGTCGAATCCAACAAGCCCTTCCAAAGCAGGACGAGAAGCAATCTTCACCTTACCAGCTTTATCATGGGTAGGAATGCACATTGCTGTATCACCATCGAAGTCTGCCCCAGATAATCGTTCGGCAACTTTGCTATTAATACCAACAGCATCAATTGAAGTTTTACCGATCATTTCGATGGCTTCTCTATTCTTATTGTTTACGGTAAGAATAGGTATCTCAAAAGTCCCTCCGTGCGGAAAACGAATAAGCGCAAGTTTACTTCCATCCGGATACCCAGGAGCGTATACTTCTTTATCTGACATAGTAGTAAGCGGAAGTATGACATGATATTTCTGTCCAGGAAGAGCAGCCGCTTTCAAATGCACAGCCGCAGAGTCACATGACTGAGCAAACTTCTCCAAATAATACTTCTTTATAGTCGGGTTCGTGAGAGCATTAATCTCAGCAAACTCCTCTTTCTTATCTGCTTTAGCAATACCAAGCTGCTTCTCGGCCATAGCCTTGGACTGTTTGGACAAGAACTGGGATGGTAAAGAATCTTTCCATTCGGTCCAATCACCCTCAGCTCGTGTCTTGTTAATTAAACCAAGTTTCTTTTCGCCTTTTTTATCAGTATACCAATACTGTCCACCCTGATCTTTCTCTTTAATGGCTGCACCAAATGGGTTATCTGGATCGTTCTTAATATCTTTCAGAACATCAAGTTTAGAAACGCTCTTAGATTTGTTGGTGTTAAATATAACATCCACACCTGCCGGAAAGTCTTTTGGATCACCGTAAACAGCCATTCCTTTGATGTA